TGCTTTCCGAAAATCTTCGTTTCCTGTTGTATGGCATTTAGAAGTTGCCAACATAAATGCCACGTGTAAAATAAATATGGCGGGAAAATTTTTCAGAAAATGTTCGGTAAAAAATTTTTTTTTTTAGGCGCTACGCTGTAATAATTAAAAAAAAAAATAGAAGGTTCTATATATATTTTTCTTTTAGGTGAATCAGCACAACTCACACAAAAGAAACACAACATGAATGCCGTCGCATGTTATGATGCTACTATGTCGTGTGACAAGATATCTCGCGAACAAGTTGACTCGTTCCTCCAGGAACACTGTAAACATTGGGTGTTCCAGCAAGAGCGAAGCGACTCAGGATTCCTGCACTACCAAATGCGCTTTTCATTGCAGGTGCGTCGAAGAACCAAAGAATTAGGAAAATTGCTTTCTAATCTTGATATGGGTTGCCATGTTGCTCCTACCGTTACTGACAACATGTTGCCTTCCAAAGCCTTCTATTGCTTAAAGCCTGACACAAGAGTGGATGGTCCATGGTCTTCTGAAGACCCTAAGCCCATTGTGTTACCCAGACAGTTGCAAGGCTGTACTCTTCGTCCTTGGCAACAGCAGGTGGTAGATGACGTTGAGATATTCGACAGTAGGACTATCAACGTTATCATTGAGACGGAAGGTAATAAAGGTAAGTCCTTCCTTGGAACCTGGGTAGGTATCCATCGTATTGGTATGTCTATCCCTCCGCTTAATGACTATAAGGACATCATGCGTATGGTTATGTCTAGGCCTGTCTCTAAGTTGTACATCATTGACATGCCTCGTTCCATCGAGCAAAAGAAGCTCGCTGGCCTTTATGGAGGACTGGAGGAGTTAAAGTCTGGTCATGCCTGGGATGACCGCTATTCCTTTAAGGAGATATATTTCGACTCTCCTTCTATATGGATCTTCACTAATGTGGAACCCAACCTCTCCTACTTGTCAAGAGATCGTTGGAAGTTGTGGAAGATCGTTGATAATGAATTAATTAAATATTAACAAGATATTTTTTCGAATATAATATTTATTTATAGTTTGGCTCGGCTGCGCCGACCCGTGAGTGGCCTTAACGCGCCTTAATAGTTTCCTCCTTTATATATAGTAGTGTCCGGCTCTCTCGGCGGCTAGCGGCTGCGCCGCCAGCAACCGCCTCGCCCCGCCTCCCAATCCTGGGGCGGCAGGGTCCCCTTATGCATCATGAAAGTACACGTTTCCTTCGATAAAGTTATATACTCCCGCAGTGGTACCGGTAGTGTTATCAGTAAACATAAACAGATAGATAGCATTACCATCAATATCTGCTATAGTACCTGCGTTGCCTAACGTGTAATTGCAACGTAACGGAGTCTTGGGAGCCCAGAAGATGGACCAGTCGCGTATCTCGACAACTGATGCCATACTTGCTCTCATAGTCTGTTTCCCTGTCTTCAAAATCTTAAACAGTGACACATCCTTGTTGTTGTAGTTGGGGATTGCATTAGTCTGTGGAGTAGAATCACCAAAGTATACTCCAGCAAAGCTAGCAGCGGTCCTACTGAATCCCTGTGAGTTTCTCTCAGCAAAGAGAACCCACCTAATAATAACGTCACCATCTATTGCTGTACCATAGGTGGTGCGTATCTTTAAATGAATCTTCGTCACTTTGGTAATGTCTCCGATTCTTGTCTGCACTGTCATGCCTCTGGAACATCCATTCAGAAGTTGCATAATAGGAGCAGCATTTGTCAAAGCAGCAGCTGAAAATGCAGAGGTAGAACCGCCAGTCACACCATTGTCACTCCACAAAAGATGTTTCGCAACAGGTGCCTGTGCAACTACTCTTCTAACGGCGGCCCTTGACGGAGTACTTACCCTTCTTGTACGCCTTGCGATACGGCTTCGTCCCCTTCCACGTCGACCGTATGTGCGAGCCCGTGCGTAAGTACGTCTTGCCATATTTGTAGATTGCTTTGCGGAAACGACGTCGGTTGAGATGCTTTCCGAAAATCTTCGTTTCCTGTTGTATGGCATTTAGAAGTTGCCAACATAAATGCCACGTGTAAAATAAATATGGCGGGAAAATTTTTCAGAAAATGTTCGGTAAAAAATTTTTTT